GGGTGTGCCCTCCTCTTGTCCGCCCTGCCCTTCTTCTCCGGCGTGGGCGTCCCCGGCACGCTGCTGGCGCTGGTGGGCGGCGTGGTGCTGGTCGCGCGCGAGCTGCGCGACGCGGGTGAATCCCCCGGCTTCACGGAACGGATGCCCGCGGTCTTGATGACGCCAGAGGCCGCCACCGCCGCCACGGTGCTGATGGTGGCGCTGGCCCTGCGCTCCCTGAGCCTGGGCTTCACGCCGCTGCTGTGGCTGGCGGGCGCCGGTCTGGTGGCCCATGACCAGTACCGCAAGGTCATCGGCGGACCGGACGGCGTGGGCCGCGCCTTCGAGCCGCGACAGCTGCGGTGGATGCCGGAGGTGGTGGGCCTGGGCGGCGTCGTGGTGTGCCTGCTGGCGCTCTTCGCGCCGTGGGGGACGGTGAAGCTGGGCCTGGAAGGCGTTCCGGACAACGCGCCGATGCCCCAGGGGCCGCCAGGGCTTCGCGTCATCCCCTCGCACCGCCCCACCGACGACATGCTCTACAGCTACGGCGGCGGCGTCACCACCGTGCGCGGCTGGGATCTACCGGCCTCGGTGGTGGTGGAGCTGGCGCTGCTGGCGGTGCTCGCGCTGCTGGCGCTCCGCCCGGAGGTGGAGCGGCCCTCCTGGGCCCGCTACGTGCCCGCGGGCGCGGTGGGCCTGTCCCTGGCCTTCGCGGCGTTGAACATGCGCCTGCTGCCAGGCCCCTTCGCCTTCGTCGTCGGACTGGGGGCGGTGGGCTTCGTCGCCATCCAGCACCTGCGCGCTCCTCGCGTCGAGGAGCTACCCGCGCGGTACGAAGAAGACGAAGAGGAAGGCTGAGCCGGGTCAGCTGGCGAAGGGCACCGGCTCGATGCCCCGCACGCCAGGGGACAGCTCGAAGAGCGCACCGGCCAGCGGCTGCGCCGTGAGCGCGTCCGCGTCCAGTCCATCCCGGGCGCTGGTGACGAACAGCCGGTCCAACCGCTCACCGCCGAAGGCGACGCTGGTCGGCTTCGAGACGGGGAGCCGGTGCTCGGACAGCCACCGGCCTTCGGCGGAGAAGCGGCGCACGCAGCCGCCCCCGTTGAAGGCCATCCACAGCGCCCCCTCCGCGTCCACCGTCATGCCGTCGGGGTAGCCGTGAGCCTCCTCGTAGCGGAGGAACACCCGGCGAGGGCCCGGCACGCCGTCCAGGTCCAGGTCGAAGGCGTAGGTGACGCGCAGGGGCGAGTCGTTCACATACACGACCCTGCCGTCGGGGCTGAACGCGGGGCCGTTGGTCACCGTGTACCCGTCATCGATGCGAGCGAGGTGCCCCCGCGCGTCGAACCGGTAGAGCGCGCCAGTGGGCGCCTGCTCGTGGTCATCCATGGTGCCCACCCAGAAGCGGCCGGCCGGGTCGACCTTCCCATCGTTGCAGCGGTTGTGGTGGCGCTCGGGCTCCAGGTCCAACAGCCGCTCCAGGCGGCCGCTGCGGGGCTCGTAGAAGGCCAGCCCCCGCTCGGTGCCAGCGATGAAGCCTCCCTGTCGCCGGGTCGCCAGGACGGTGACTCGCAGCGGGGTGTCCCAGCTCTCCTGAGCGCCGTCCACCAGCGCCAGCCGGTGGACCTTCCGCCCCTTGATGTCGAGCCAGTAGAGCGCCCCCTCGGAGGGCATCCACATGGGGCCCTCGCCGAGCTCCGCCCGTGCGGGCCACACGCACTTCACATCGTCCAGCCCGACGATCACCGTGCTGTCCATGCGTGGCTCCTCCAACGAAACCGAGAGGTGACTCCACCGCGGAAGGTAGGCACGCCGGAAGAGGCGGGCATGCCGCATGAGGTTCGGAGCCTCCCGTCGCCCAGTACGCAGTCGGGGCTGCCCGGCTGGCCGTCTCTTGCGTCCTCTGAGTGACCCACCAGGTTGAGGTCCGTTAAGCCGACGCACAGAACAGGGTTATCCCAGAACTTCCGGTGATTGAGGTCGCTCGGGGTTCACGTACTTTGACCAGGCCTTCAACGACGTGACGACACCATCGCGAGTCCAGGCACAGGGGGGACGCGACATGGTCAGTCCGAGGACAGCACCCGTCCGGACAGGAAACACCAGCACCTTCATCCTGAGGCAGCGGCGGCTGCATCTCGTCCTGGTGGATCCCCATGAGGTGCCATACGCGGATCAGGAGTACGTGCTCACCGTGGGCCGCACCGAGCACTGTGGAAGGACAGCCGCGGATGGCTCGCTGAGCCACGAAGTGCCAGGCCTCGCCACCGGAGAGCTGCTCCTGAAGGTGCGCCCGCCTCCACCACCGCCCCGAGCCACCGCCCGTACTGCTTCCCCTCACGCAGGCGCGCCTCCCCCCTACCCGCCCACTGTCATCGACGAGGATTTTCCGGACGCCACGCCCACCGCCGCGTCCGAGCCAGTGACGCTGCACTGGGCCTTGCAGCTCCAATCCCTCTCCGGCTTCGAAGCCGATGGCCTGATGGCGGCCCAGGAGCGGCTGCACAACCTGGGCTTCTGCATCGAAGGTGAGCGGGGAGCCCCCGGTACCTCCACGAAATCGGCGGTGCGCGCCTTTCAGCGGCGCCACGGTTTGCCGGAGACGGGGCAGCTCGCGGACATCGCCCGCGATCTCATCCGCCTGCACGACGCCTGAGGCCTCCCCCATGGCACGCATTCCCCTGAAGGCCAGTGTCGCCCTGGCTGCGCCTGGAGGCCGCAACCGCAACCGGCTGCGCCCGGCGAGCCACGGCGTGGCGGACTTCCGGCTCCGCAGCCCGGGCGGGCCCCAATCCCGCTGTCACCGCCCCACACCCGCTCCCGTGCTCGCCGGGGGAGACGACGGCTTCCACTTCGCGCCGGGGGTGGAGCCCATCGAGCTGACGTGGCGGCTGCAGGATGCGGGAGCCCTGGTGCGCTCGGGCACGTTGGAGCTCTTCACACGCTACCGCAAGGCACCCCTGTGGTCGCGAGCGCTGCGTCCGGAGGAGCTCGTCCCGGGCGAGCACCAGTGGCAATGGGATGGCCGCATCCCCGAGTGCGAGGCCTTTCCGGACGGAGTCGTCACGGTGGAGCACTCGCCGTACAAGCTGAAGCTGACGCTCCAGGGGCAGGGCCTCGCGCAAGCACCGGTCGCATGGACGTACTTCCATGTCCTCGTCGCGGGCCTGGAGTTGGAGCTGGGCGACCCCCGGGTGCTCTCCCGGGAGCAGGACCGCGAGCTCACCCGGGCCCTGAAGCGCATCCCCGCGCCGGGAGAGAAGGCCGAGCTCCGTCTGCCCGCCAACCTCTTCAAGACGAAGCCCTCGGAGATGACCGACGCGACCGGCTACCAGCTTCACCGGAAGCACTGGGGGAGCGGACCGGAGCTTCCCCTCTTCGCCCGCGCGTGGCTGAAGGACTCGCGTGGCAACTTCGTGGATGCGCCGGCCGCCCTCGGGCGCGTGCGCTTCCTCTGGGACTGGGAAGACGAGACGGAAGCCGTCGAACACCATTCCCCCACGGCCCGTGCCTTCCTGTCGCACGCGCTGGACCGGCACCGCGCCACGTCGCGGCCCAAGGGCGACAACGCGCACCGGGACGTGGGCGGCAAGCGGGGGGCCCCGTCGTCCGCAGTGTTTCCCAGACAGGCCGGCTACGCCCCCCAGGCCGAGCCTCGCGACGGGGCCTTCCCCTTCCGCGTCACCGCCTGCAACAAGCGAGGATGGGCCGCCTACAGCGAGGCCTGGACGTCGGGGGCCTTCGCGGGCCGGACGGGCGTGGTCTTCCAACCGTCGAGCCTCGCGGGTGACGCCTGGCGCGTCAGCGTGCAGCTCGCCTACGAACGGCGCAGGGACGGCGCCCTGGTGCTGGACGTGGACGATGACGCCCCGCTGCCGGCCGCCGTGCGTGCCGCCACCGGCACCTTCGAGTCCTGGCGCGAGGTCCACCTCACGCGCGTCGTGCGCAAGGGCGCGGGTGTCTCGGACTTCATGCTCGCCTCCGTCCAGGGCCACTTCGAGCCCGCCTTCCTGCGCCTGGAAGACCGGACGAGCGGCGCCACCGAATGGAGCGCCCACGACTACAATACGCGCATCGCGGCGGCGGTAGCGGCGTCCCGTCACTGGGAGCTCCGCGCGGCCATCGACCCCACGGTGGACCAGTATGCGTCGGGAGGCCATGCCATCACCTTCCGCCCCCACTCGGAGTTCCTGGCCGAAGTGAAGCGCGTGAAGCGCTGCGAGGACGCGGACCTTTCTCGATGGCTCGCCCCCACGCGGGAACGCAGGCTGCCCCTGCAGGAGGCGCACGACTACCACCGCCAGTGCAAGGACTGGGCGAAGACGCTGCTCACCCAGGCGCTGGACTCGGCGCTGGGCGCGGCGCCGGGCATCGCGCTGTTCCAGTTCGCCGGCCTCTACAACCTGGAGCGCAACGCAGGCGGCAGGATGGTCAATGGCTTCGCCTCGGAGTTTCCCTCCCGGCAGCGAGACCGCTGCGCCGTCATCCAATGCGCCGCCGCGGGCAACTACCACGGTGTGGAGAATACGCTTGAGCAGACGCTGGCCCATGAAATCGGGCACCAGCTCTTCCTTCCACACGCCCCATTCCCCGCCGACCGCACGATTGGCGGCGCTCAGCCGAAGCACCACGACCAGGCGGCAGGGGACTGCCTGATGGGCTACGACTTCTCGGCGAAGCGGCGCCTCTGCGGGCTCTGTCTCCTGCGTCTGCGCGGCTGGAACATCCACGTCCTGGACAATGACGGCGCACGGAATGCGAGGCCATGAGCGCCCTCCTTCCCTCTCCGTGGCTGCTCATGATGACCCTCACCGCGTCGAGCCCCGCCACACCGTCCCAGAACGCCCCTACCCCCGCGTCAGGAGGTGCCCCCATGCGCATCCAGCTCAAGCTGCCCAAGGCGCAGCTCGTCACCTCGGAGGACCTGGACGTGCGCGTCCGTCTCTCCAACGAGAGCGCCACGCCGCTGGAGTTCCCGGACCCCTTTCGTCACGCGGACCAATCCCTCACGTACACCATCACCGGCCCCGAGTACCCGAAGGGCCACGGCGTCAACCACCGCGCCGTCATCGAGCGGCAGCTCGCACAGCCCGGAGGCGAGCTCGATCCGCCGCGCGTCCGGCTCTCCTCCGGGCAGTCCCTGGAGTCCGTGGTGCCGCTCCAGGAGTGGCTGCCCATCCGCCAACCCGGCCACTACCAGCTGACCGCTCGGCTTCAGGCCACGGGCATCGACGCGCTGTCCACGCCGGTCGAGTTCGAGGTCGTGACAGGGCGGCCAGGCTCGGCGTCGGCGGGGGTGATGCTCGGTGGGGGGCCGTACTCCGGGGTTGGTACCGTGTGGCTCCAGCAATTGGAGGGGCGGACACTGCTGATGCAAGCCGTCTTCGTCGACGAGACGGACGAGGACGGACAAGGCGTCACCCGGCGGGCCTCGAAGGTACTGGGGACCGTGGAGCCCGGCGCTTCCGACGCGCTGGCGCCGTGGACCAACGATGCCCCGGGCGGAGAGGCCGTGAGCTGGGTCCTCTGGCGCCAGGGCGCGTCGATTCTCGCCCTGGCTCCCCCCGCGACGACCACGGCGCCCTTCCGCTTCGACCTGGAGGCGCCGCCTGAGATGCTCGTGCGTCCGCCCCTGGAGACCCATGCCGGAGCGCTCTTCGTCCCCGTCGTGGGCGCCGGGGGCCGGGACCTGCGGCTCCTGCGCTTCCAGTCGAGCATGGATGCCACCCAGGTCACCCCTGGGAAGGAAGTCGCACGTGTGCGGCTTCCTTCGGTGCCGCTGGCGGCTCGCGCCACGCTTCAACCCGCGGCCGTGGGAAACGGCATCAGCATCGTGCTCGTGAGTGAGGCCGAGGGCGGTCTGGATATCCAGCACGTGCGAGCCACGGGCGCCGGCCGTCTGGGCCGCGTGGCGAGCACCTTCCTCCGCGGCCTGCGCGTGCTTCCTAAGTCCGAGCCGGGAATCTGGATTGATGAGGCGGGCTTCGTCCACGCCGCGCTGGTGGCGGCGTCGCTGAAGAATCTTCGGAAGCCCATGCTGGCGGAGGTCCGCTTCCGCGCGGACGGCAGGCTCGCGGCGCCCCCGCGCATGACGCCGCTGCCCGAGCTGCCCATGGACGCCCGCGCGGCGGTGGCACGACACTGCCATCAACCCCACTCCGAGCGTGCGGGCGAGGTGCGCTGGGCCATTCTCCTGGAAGACGGAAGGCTGATGCACACCGGGCAACGAGGTCCGCCGGTGTCACCGAAACATCCCGTAGCGGGTCCACTGGAGCTGTTTGAAATGCTCCAGGGCACGTTCATCCTCGCCACGGACCCCGTCCTGGGCCCCGTCTTTGAATGGCTTTAGGACGCGGGTTCGATTCCCGCCGCCTCCACTGTTTTTCTCATTGGTTACAGGTGGTTAGCAGTGCCTTCCACCTGTGTTGCACGTATGTCGCACGTCGGAGCAGAGGGCCGGTCGAGAACACCGACCGCCTCTCTCCGCGTGTCGGGGCTCAGGTGGGCGTAGCGATTCGTCATCTCGATGGTCGCGTGCCCCATCAGCTCCTGAATCACCTTCAGCGGAACGCCCCGCATGGCGAGGTGGCTGCCGTAGGTGTGGCGCAGGTCGTGCCAGCCGATTTGCCCCACTTCGCGGGTGATGCCTGCCGCCCGGAGGGCTCGGCGAAGCGGAGCCTTCATCTTCCCTTCGGTGAGCGGCTGTCCGTCCTCCTGGCAGAAGACGAAGCGGCCCCGAAGGTGCCGGTGAGCCCTTAGCGCATCCACCACGGAGGCCGGTAGGTCGACCGTCCGTTCGCGTCCGCCCTTCGGCAGTCCCTCCACGCCGCGCCAGATGGTTCGGCGAACGTGGAGAAGCTTCTGCGTCAGGTTCAGGTCGTTCCACTGGAGTCCAATCAACTCCCCCTGCCGCAGTCCTGCCTTGACGGCGACGAGCAGCACCGGACGCCACTCCGGTTCGGCGGTGGCGACGAGCCGCTCGGCTTCCTCGAAGCTCAGGAAGTCGAAGGGCGGCTTTCGCAGCTTGCCGAAGAGCTTCACGCGCGGCGCCTGCCGGATGACCCGCTGCTCTTCCGCGAGAGCGAGCAGCTTGTGAAGCACCGTCAGCACGTTGTTGACGGTCTTCAAGCTCAGGGGATTGGGCTCGATGTCCTTCCGCTTCCGGATGGCGGCCTGCGTGGGGACCTCCTTCCGGGCGCGAGCTGCCGACTTCTTCTTGCGCATGTGCGCCTTGAAGTCTTCGATTTCGGCCGGGCCGATGCTCGCGAGCGCCATCTTCCCGAAAAACGGCAGGATGTGGTCGTCGAGAATCTGCCGCTTGCTCACGACGCTTGAGTGCTTGTTGTTGTTCTCGCTGTAGGTGAGGAATCGCGGCGTGTAGTCGGCAAGCGTGATGACGCTTTCCTTGCCGCACTTCTCCTTTCCGAAAGTCCCGTTGAGCAGGGCGTTGCGCAGTTCGCGTTCGTATTGCTCGGCACCCCGACGGGTCTGAACGGGCGAGACCTTCACGACTCGCTGTTTCCGTCCGTCCGCGTGCTGAAACACGAAGTCCACTTGCCACGCCTCCTCAGACTTTCCTTCCTTCGTCGTCCACTTCCGCAACCTGACGCTCATCGTCGACTCCTGAGCGCAGAATCGCGGCCCTTTCCCGAGGGCGACGTTACGATGGTCTCCCGTCGAATGCGCAGCGCTTTTCCGATGCGAACGACGCCAGGGAGCTGCCCCAGCCGAATCGACTCGTAGAGCGTCTTCCGGTTCACGCGCAGAAGTGCTGCGGCCTCGTCGACCGTCAGGAACTCGGGGGCGGCTTCATGGTTATCAGGCATGGCTACCTCGGGAAGACCTTCCGGGGCGCGAGTCGGCCGACCACGTGAAGGCCGATGCCGACGGCGTCCCAAACGTTGTGGTGCTTGTCCTGGGCGCGAGGGAGCTGCACCCGCAGGTGTTCGTGCGGTCGCTCGCCGAGGCGCGCCTTGATGCGCTCGACCATGACGTCACCGTCGAGCGTCCCCTTCCACTCGCGCGGTAGGAAGCCGCGCTCACTCGTCGCGCCGAGCCCACCGGCAACCCGGCCGACGACGCCAGCGAGTTCAATCAGGTCGTTCGGGTCGCCCTTGCTCTTCCCGGCCGTGTAGACCTGGGGACACTCGCTCGCGACGGTGATGGAAACAGCCACGCCAGCGGCCCTGAGCGGCTCCAGGAGTGACGAGACGAACGCGGCGACCGCTCCCGCCATAGTCGACCATGCGGCAAGCCCACGGGCCTTCCGCTCGGGATTCGTAGGCATACCCGCTGCGAGCAGCTCGCCCGAGTCCAAGTCGAAGAGCGCGACGCCGCACTCGCGAAGCCCTGGGTCGAGCGCCACGAGTAGATTCCGAGTCGGCGGCATCAGTGAAAGCCCCCGCGTCGCGCGGCCTGTCCTTCGAGAATCAGCGATGCGAAGGCGACGAATGCGCGACCGAATGCCGCTTCGGCGTGCTCAGGGGTCCAGCCCGGCGCGTGTTCCATGGGCTCCGCCTCGGGCAGCTCGGCGAGCCACTCGTCGGAGACCGGCGCCATGAACTCGTGAGCTTCGGCGGCGAGCAGCGCCATATCGGCGCGCTTCACGACTTCAGGCAGGTCTGTAGAGGTGAAACCGACGTGCCGAAGGATCGCGTCCATCACAGCGCGTTCGGCAACCACGTAGGGCGCAAAGACGGGATCGCGCTTGAGCGGACGCGGCAGGTCGATGAGGTAAGCCTCGCTCGCGTCGTGAAGCAGTCCAAGCAGCGCGAACGCGGGATCGCTGGTCTGCTCATAGACGCGCATCGCAACCCTGACGCTGTGCTCTGCGACCGAATAGTAGCGGCTTGTGTGCCCGCTGAATCGACACTGACGCGCAAGCGCATGTGCGATGTCGTGGAGGTCAACGTCTTCGGCTCGCGGGTTGAGTGGGTAGAAGCGCCGACCGCTACGGGTCTGGATCCAAGGTCCCGTTTTCATCAGAGACCCACCGCGAGGATGAAGGGCTGCGCGGATTCGTCGACAAGCGCGGACAGCAAGCGCAGCTCGTGGAAGTCGGCGACATCGAAGGCGACCGCGTCGTCAAGGTCCACGTCGAGATACGGGTAGACGGCGGGCGGGAGCTGTTCGAGCGCATCGGTTGGCGTGGTCATGCGTTGCACCTTTCAGGGAGTGCGTTTGCTCCCTAAATGGGTGCGGATTCCGGGCGTGGCTCAGGCAGCACGCTTCGTGGGCGGCTCCCAGACGAGCAGCTGCCCGGAGCTGTCGCGCACGGTGGCGACGTCCTTCGACATGATGCGAGACAGCGCAGGTTCAGCTTCGATTGCCGGTGCCAGGTCGGGAGTCGTTTCCTTCATTGCTTCGCGCATCAGGTACGCCTTGCGCTCGGCTGCGTCGTGCATCCGCTGAGCGTCATCGGCGAGCAGCTCGCTAATCAGCTCGTCATGCACCATGAGGACGAGTCGCGAGCCGTAGAGCGGCGAGCGGCGGTCGACGTACATCTCGCGGCTGACGCGCCACATGGCGAGCTTGCACCCGACAGCCCCGAGCCCCTGGAATGGCGTGTTGAGGATTTGCGTGTAGCCGCACCCGCCACGCAGGATGTTCGCACCCGGAATCATCACGTCGGCGAACCCGCCCCCGTAGGTGCGTGACTTCGCCCGGTGCTGTAGCTCGCGCTGCTCGGGCCACGCGTTGAGCCACTTCGTGTCCAGTTCCTTCGCGACCTCGACGCAGGCCCGGCAGACTCTCTTCGGCTTGCGCTGCACGGTGACAACGACGCGCTCGACGCCGCAGACGTCTGCGCGCTTCGCCAGCAGGCAGAAGGAAACCCGGTCCTTCGCGCGCGCGTTGTAGACGAGCGAGCCGCCCGTCATCCCGCCGCCCTTGCCGAAGTTGAGAATCTTCGCGAGCTGCCGGAAGGCGACCGCGAGGGGCTCTTTCGCCTTCACCTTCGGAAGCAGCTCGTCGTAGCTCGCCCCGAGGAATTCGGCTGCGGCAAGGGTGTGGACGTCGAGCCCGCTGTTCAGCGCTTCGGCCATCTTCGAGAAGCCGAGTTCCCAGATGGCCCGCTGAGCCATGGTGCGAAGCTCAAGCCCACCGTAGTCGACCGAGCAGTAGACGAAGCCGGGACGGGCCTCGTGGACCTCACGGATGCCGCCCTTCTGGGGGAGCTGCTGGTAGTCACTCGAAACGCGCGTGGTGCTGACGAGCACGTTGAAGCGCGGATTGATGGGGAGCGAAGTGCCCGCCTCGACGACGTCCAGGTAGGTGGACTTGTACTTGTCGACGCGCCCGCTCTTCCCCAGGTCTTCGAGAAGTGCGTCTCCGGAGCCCAGCAGTGTGTCGCGGTCGGTCGCGACCTGGCCTTCGGGGAACCTGTCGCTAGGCGCGGTGATGGGCGGTTGCCCGTCGTAGGCGGCAGTGACGAGCGCGGCAAGGCGCTTCGAATCCTTCGTGCCGTCGGCCCGGTAGATGCCTGCCGCCTGGAACTTGGCCCGGTTCTCTCCCCACTCCCGTTCCACCCGCTCCCGCAGCACGGCTACCGAGTCGCCGTTCGTCCGGAGACCCCAGATGGAAGCGAGGTGGAGCGCGAACGCGGCGCGCATCTGGTCGGCTTCGGCGTGCAGGTTGCCGTCGTTGGACGTCTCGCGGGCAACGGCCTCCTGCCGGAAGAAGACGTCGAGCGTGTAGCGGGCATCGCGCTTCGGGTACTCCGCAGCTTCCGTCGGCCAGCGCTCGACAGGCACGCCGTCGAGTTCCGCGTAGCGAAGCCGCCATGCCTTCGGGTTCTTCTTGTCCTCGCTGATGTCGAACCCCAGGTAGCGCTGCACGAGAAGCGCGAGCGGGTAGCGGGCGCCTTCGTCATCGTCGAGCTTCCGCCCCGTTGACGGGTCCACGCCGTACAGCCCCCGCGCGATGTCGATGAGCGCTTCGCGAATCTGGACGCAATGCAGGCGGCCCGCTTCGAGCGCCGCGAAGATGGGCGCCACGAAGCGCGGGTCATCCGCCGCCATGACGCCCAGGTCGTAGGCGAGGTTTGCGCCGACAAGGTGCGTGTCAGGTGCGGCGATGGCCTCGCGGAAGAACTGCCGGGCTTGGGCCTTGTCGAGCAGTCGTTCGCTGCCTGGAGCCGCCGCAGCGATGCTGCCGCACACGAGAGGGGGCGCGAGCAAGCCGGGCTGAATCAGCCACGTTTCCGTGTCGAAGGACCAGACACTCACGAAGGATGCCTCGGGGAATGGGGATGCGGCCCGTGTCGTGGGCCATCCGCCGACGGAAGCGCGCCGTCAGTCGCCGCCCGGTGTCAGGCGAGGGCGTCGGCGAGCGCGGGGAGCTTGCTCGCCTTGCGTGCGTGCTCGACCTGGGCGAGCTGCTCGTCGTTCAGCTCGACGTGCGACCAGCGGTAGCCGCTGATGACCTTCCCGGCGTGGCCCTCCTTTGCGGGGAGCTGCTTCGGGAAGACCTCGCAGCGAATCAGGAGGTGGGTGCCCGCCTGCCGCTCGTCGAAGAACTTCTTCAGGGCGGCCGGGTTGGCGAACTCGTACTCGTCGGCCCCCACGAGCGTCATCAGGAAGGACTTGAAGCGCCCGCCGCCGCCCTTCTTCTGGTCGCTCAGGTTCTCGACGTAGTCGACCGTCTCGCCCGGTCGGCTCGGAGTCTCGCCACCCGCGAGGGCCTCGGACTCGCGAACCTTCAGCTCGGCGATGGCCGAGTCGCCCTTGAAGCCCTCCTTCGTGCGGATGACCTCGACTTCGAGCAGGTAGCGACCGAAGCGCGGGTAGCGTCCGCCAGCCGCAGCCTGCGCGGTGGCAATCTTCGTCAATGCGTTGTTCATGTTACGTGGGCCTTTCGGCTGGGGTTGCGTCAGCGGCGAAGTGCGCTGACCCCACGTAAATGCGTGCGGATTCTGGGAGTGGCCCGATGTGACGCGCCGTCCACTTGTGGCGAGCGAAGCACACTTATCATAGCCCAATGCGTTAAGTGTGGGGCTAGGTGGTCGCCGTGCCGACAGCTATGGCAGTTAGTTGATGTGACAGTAGAGCCGCGTGATTTCGTAGCGAGCTGTTCGAAATGAGCAGAGCAACAATAGGGGGGGCGTGCGCCTTGACTTTCCGAAGGGGCGGTCGGTTGATCGCCTAATGGGGAGCCAATCGAAAAGCGCTAGCCTTCCACTGACCTCTCAACACTCAGGGGCGGAATCTGCGCCCAGGTTCAACTGGGAGGAGCGGTACAAAAAGATCGGCACGCTCGGGAGCGGGGGCTTTGCCGAGGTCTTTAAAGTTCGCGACCTCCGCACTGGCGAGGAACTCGCACTGAAGGTGCCGAACTGGTCAGGCGGGGAAGAGCTTCGCCGGTTTGCTCGCGAGATTGTGATTCTCCAGGCATTGCATCACCAGCATGTTATCGAAATTCGAGACGCGGGGGATGACTGGTATGCAATGCCACTGGCGGATGGGACCTTGACGAGTCTTGCTCCGGAACTATGTGACGAAGAGCGAATTGAGGCGATGACTCAAGCTGCGAAGGGCTTGGCAGCGGCCCATGCTGTTGGGCTTGTGCACCGCGACGTAACGCCCAACAACATTCTTCGCATGGGCGAGCGTTGGGTTGTCAGTGACTTCGGGCTTGTTAAGAAGCCCAAAGGACAGTCGAGTGTGCCAAAGACTCAGGGCATACTTGGAACTCCCGGTTACATGGCACCTGAAATCCTGGTGTATGATGCGCATGAGGCAACTTATCATGCCGATATCTATGGATTGGGGCAGGCCGTCGTGTATATGACGACAGGGAAGCATCCTGTGGCTGGGTTTAGGTATCAGGTGCCGAGTGTTTGGGAGAGTCTTGTCGATAAGATGACGGCAATAACAATCGCTGAACGCCCGCAGTCAATGGATGAGGTGGTTGCGGCGCTACAAGAAGTGAGGGTTCAACTCAAAGCTCGCCGGAGAGCCGAGTGGGCCTCAGGACGTAACGCGGTAGACTCGAATGTGGAAGGATTGCATCCAGCGGAATTGAAGGTGCTTACGAATATAATCAAGGAGACAAACGATGTTTTTCGAGATTATGCGATTAGAAATGAGATGCCGCGAGGGGAGCATGCTCTTTTTAATATTGGGTTTATAGGTCTGAAGCGCCGTGGCTTCATTGAAGGCTTCTTCGATGAGGATGAGCGCGCTTTCGGGCACCGCCTGACAGATGCTGCTCACGACTGGCTTATGGCCCACGCTGACCTTCTTCTCAACGCTATTCCTCCTGACGGCCCCGAAGTGACTCCGGTTCCGACTCCGACTGCGGACGACGACGACAACATTCCGTTTTAACATCGTGGCGTCATGTGGCCTCGTCATTGGTAGTTCGCGCAGCGTAGCTTCTGTGGTGTGCCCTCCGTCTGCTCGATGAACCGGGCGAAATCGCGGGCCTTCTGGAAGGCCCCGACTAGCTCGTCGGTGTGCTGGTACAGCTCGACCTCGACTTCGTCGGTGAGCTGCCCCTGTCGGTGGCACCGGCCAATGGCCTGTTCCCACGCAGCGCCGTCGGCCGGTGGATTCACGAACAGCATCCGTGAGAACATCGTCAGGTTCTTCCCCGTGCCGTGGGCACGAAGCGAAGCGACGATGGACCGCTTCCCACTCTCCCGGATGATGGTCGCCGACGCTTCCGGGCCGCCGCCGTAGAAGGGCAAACCTGCCGCCTTCGCGATGCGCTGGCCAAGCTCCGGGAACTCAACCCAGACGATTCCCGGCTGCCCCTTGCGTAGCGCCCACTTCGCCGCGTCACGCACGATGAAGTCGGAGAGCCACACGGCTTCGGTGACGTGGACGACGCGCTTGTGAATCTCGCCCCAGGCGGGCCAGGACGCCGCGCGCCAAGTCGGCAGTTCCCCGTCGTAGGGCGGGGACTGGTGGGCGCGAATCGCGGCGCGCACCAGCAGCCCGGGTGAGTCGAGATGCTCGGCGGGCCGCTTGAGGCGCTCGCGCAGCTCCCGGTTGAACTCCTGCCGACGCGCGAACCACCGAACGATCAGCTCGGGGGCCTGCGGAACTCCCTGGACGTCGGGGTAGCGCCAGCGGTGGAAGAAGCCGCTCGCGAGCTGTCGGGCACACACCACGCGTTGCAGCTCGTCGACGAACTCTTCGCCGTCGGGGCGTTGCCCGCCGAGTGCCGTCTGAATGTGGGCGAGCAGCTCGTCGGGGACCTTGCCCGGGTCGCGCGTGCGAATGACGAGCGGCATGCCGACGGCGCTGTCGTCCGTGGCGACGACACCAGGCGTTGCGTTGCGCCACCGACGATAGGCGTCACGCACGCGTCGGCGCTCACGGTCGGCTTCGTTCTCCCCTTCAAGTGGGGCAAGTGAGTGCGTCGGGTCAACGAGCTGAAGAAGTGCTCCCGGAGGGGCGACGGTAGTTCCGGGGTCCAGCGCCGACGCCCACTCTTCGACGACGTGCTGCTTCAACGGGAGCGGGCTGCCGTCACGCAGCGCGTACTCCGCGAGGTGGGCGTAGTCCTTGACCGTTCTCGTCGCCAGCGTGCCCGACTGGGCTACGAGACGCGTTTCGGGGTTCAGCTCCAGGTAGCGAAGGAACCGGCCGGTGCGGGCGCTCTTCCGGTCCTTCAGCTTGTGCGCTTCGTCGCAGATGATGAGGTCGGGCCGGATGCGCGTTAGGAGGTCCGTCCCCTCTTGGGTCGAAAATTTCTCGTAGGTGATGACGTGAAGGACAGGCAGGCCGGTGCGGAACCACCTGCCGCCAGCGAGGTTGGGAAGGCGCCAGTGCCCGCCGTAGAACTGCCAATCGACGTCGATAAGCTGGGCGCGAAGGTTGGACGGTAGGAGTAGGACGGCGACCTTGCACCCAGGCACGACGAGCGGCAGCAGGAGGTCGACCAGCGTCTTCCCATGCCCCACGCCGATGGGGAACAGCCCGCCACCCGTGCGCGCGGCTTCCAGGAGGGCGAGGCGCTGGATGGGAAGCAACGCGGAGGGGCACCGTTTCCCGAGCGTCCCGCAAGTGCAACGCGTGTCGGCAGGGGCGCGCAGCGAGGCTTCCAACGCGGCGAAGTCGGCGGCGGCGTAGGTGCTCGCGAGGTCGCGGCGCGGAAGGCTGAGCACCCGTGCGAGGTCTGGCGACCAGCCCACGGGCTGCCCCTTCGCGATAGTCGAGCGGTCGCCAGTGAGCTTCGCGAGAGACGCGGGCGCAGCGGTGGCGGGGCGCTCGGCGAAAGTCGCCGCGCCCGGGTGAAGCCGGTGGAGAAGTTTCATGGTGGATTGGGGTAGAGCTAGTCGGAATGTCGACCGGGATGCTGCAATACGGCGACTTCATGTGCGGCGGGCGAAGAGCTTTCGTGGGTTACTGCGGACTCAGAATGACCAGTGTCAATTTCGACACCATTCACTCTCTTCAGGAGAGCATGCTAAGTCCCATTGAGCGGTATTCATTAGCCCACGAAAGGCGGCTTCCCATTATGGATAGCGATTTGAAGACTCTAAATGTGTTTTATTCCTGGCAGTCAGACATAAAGCCAGATGGCCATGGCCGGAATCTTATCAGGAGTGCTTTGAGAAATGCGGCGAGCGCTGTTGAGGCAAAAATCCCTGGTGTCCAATTGAATCTCGATGAGGCGACACGCGGTGAGACCGGAAGTCCAGATATCCCTAATACGATTTTCCGGAAAATAGGCGCATCAGATATTTTTGTCGCTGATGTCTCAATCGTGAACAGCGGCGCGAACGTTGGCCGTAAGATGCCGAACCCCAATGTGCTGATTGAACTTGGGTATGCGGCGGGTCTGCTCGGATGGAAACGAGTGGTGATGGTTGCCAATGTGAGTCTTGGTGTGATTGATAGCCTTCCTTTTGACATCAAGCAGAAGACCATTGGCCCATTCAGGTGTCCCCCTCAGAGCGATGATGCACAAAAGGACAAAGGCTCAATAGCCAGTGCTTTAGGGGAGTTGACTAAGTTCCTGACGCGAGCGTTGGAGGGAATCGTCAGTGCCTCGCCCGAGCGCCCTGTTGTTGCCGTTGTTGATGAGGCTGCCGTAAGAAGGCAACGTGACCTGAAGATGCTTCAGAGTTTGCTGATATATGTCAATCCGGATGTGATCGATGGCCTGCTCAGGGAGGCGCCACGCCGTATTGAGGATAGTGTGTTGACGTTCTGGGAGGACTTCAACACACTCTGGACTGCATCGTCGACGCATCTGTATGACGAAACTGCCAGGGAACTTGTGGGTAAACTTCATGTTCAGTGGGGCAGTGTCATGTCTCATGGGGAGCATTATAAGAGCGGTGTTGGTGATTTTTGTGTTTGGGATACGCCTGGAGATCTATTTCCAACGCGTGCCTCCGAAGTGGACTTCAAGAAGGCGCAACGTGAAGTTCAAGAACTCCGCGTTGGGTACTCTGAGTTGATGGCGCATCTGCGGACGAACTATGTTGAACTCGATTTGGATTTGCTGCGAAAGGAATCGTGGTCGCGCTATCAAGAGTTTCAGCGTACATTCGCTGCCAGGATGGAGTTGGAAGATAGCTAGCCTTGTCTCCGTAGAGGGCTCAGATTTCCTTCCGATGCGATTGGCCAAAATTCCTGGTCGTAGTGTCGCTATCGTGTGCCGCGAACGACCACGTCGAACGCCGGCTCAAGCGCCTCAACGATGACCTGCATCAGCTCCGACTGGGCGACCCCGAGCGCGAGGTATGCGCCGGGGGCGGGCGGTTCGGCGCGCGCCGCCATGGCAAGCGCCCCTCGCCACTTGCCGAACCCGAGCGCCGAGTCGGAGCCCGCGAAGCGCACGTCGTCGACGCCGCCCGCTTCGGCCACCTTGCGATGCATGGTGTCGACGTAGCTCGTAAGCGACTCGGGCGTCGGTCCGTCGAAGGTCGTCGGGATGCAGTCGACGAAGAGCACCCGAAGCGCGCTCGGAGGCGACGGGGCCGCGTCGGTGGGCTGCTCGGACTCGGCCGCCTTGCGAGGGCGACCGCGACGCTTCGGCGCGGGCTGCTCAGTGGCCTGGGCGACCTCCGGAGCCGTCTGCACGGGCGTAGGTGTGGGCGCGTCCGGGGGAAGAACGGCGGGCAGCTCCGGGGCGTCGCGCTCGACCGCGGCAACGGTAAGGGGGGCGGACTCGGAAGCCTTGTTGAGCAGCTTGTCACGCAGGGACATCGTCTTGTTCTCTCCTGTGAGGCACTTCGCCATGAACGGACATCCGCCGTACTTGCCGCAGGCGGGGCCGTAGTTCGCGGGCACGTCGGAAGCGCGGGCGGCTTGCGCGTGCTCTTTCATCGCTTCGACTTGGGGCTCGACCTTTGTCTGCCACTCGTGCGCGACGTGCTCGGCGGGCACCGTTGCGACGACGGACGCGGCAAGGCGCTGTCCCCGGGTCTGGTAGTAGAGGTGTTCAAGCTCCAGCGTGCGCAGCCCCGGGAAGCGCGCAACCTGGCTGAGTGCCCACGCGCCATAGCCGACCATCTGCAAGCCCGGTTCGGTGTCGGCGTCGGCGAGCTGCTCGGCGCTCGCGGCATTCGTCGCGACGTTGCTGGTGAACTTGTGGTCGGTGATGCGAAGGACGCCGTCAGAGGCGAGTCGTCGAGCGTCTACGAGGTCGATGAAGCCGGTGAACGGGATGCCGCCAGCCATCAGCGGCGGTTCACCATTCAAGGGCTGCTCGATAAGCAGGTCGGGACCGGGCGTGGGCAGAAGATGGGCGCCTGCCCTGGCGAATGTGCCCAGCACGTCTTCGCCCGTCGAAAGGAAGTGCTCAAGCTGGGCGTGCCCTTCGGTGCCGACCTGTTGCGCTCCCGTGCTGGGCTCGGAGACGCGCATGACCTTCTGAAAGAACCACGCACGCGGACACAGCTTGTGGCGCTTGAGCTGCGAGACGCTCAATCGCTGGATGACCCCGGCAATCACGGAGGGGCCATGCTTCGGGATGTCGACGGGAGGCGTCACCCTCCCTAAATGCGTGCGGTTCCCGCGAGTGGCTCACCCGCAACCGGCAGGGGGGCCAAACCCGGCATGCCGCTCGCCGCGCTTCTCCATAGGCGCGTTCTTCAGTTCGTCCGGGACGTAGTAGACGAGCGGGCGCTTCCCGTCTCCCATCCGACGCTGGCCACGGGTGAAGCCTAGCGACTTCAATGCTGCGCCGATTTCCCGGGAGATTCGGTGGTCAACCTGCGCTTGGTGGAGCGCGAAGGCTTCGATGCCCACATGGAGAAGCGTCACGTCCGAGGGTCGCTTTTCGGGTGGCATCTCCAGAATCCACCGCAGGATGACTTCCTTCCGGCTGTCCCCCACGTTCTCCATGCGCAGCGCGGCTTGCTGCTCGGCCCCTGCCGCTTCCTCGTTGCTCAGCCACCAGTCCTCGCCCTGGTGGAAGCGCACGACGGCTTCGGCCCAGATTTGGTCCCGGTCGCGCTTGAGGGCGTCGGTGTCGATGCGGGAGCACTTCACCGGCCAGAAGCGCCTCTGTCCCGTGGGGTCGCGCAGGTAGTCGTCATCGTTGGTCGTCCCGACGAAGACGCAGCGTCGCGGGGCCTGCACGTTGGAGCGTCCGTAGGGCGGCCGGTAGGTGTCCTCCGTCCGGGTGATGAACGCCTTGAGAGCCTGGTCTTCGCTCTTGCGGAACGTGCTCAGCTCAGCCAGCTCGATGAACCAGAATTGGGAGGCGAGCATGGCGCTGTCCCTGCTGGTGACGTCGATGGGGGCGTCGCTGAAGTATCGGCCCCCCAAGATGCTGAACGCCGTCGACTTACGTAGGCCCTGGGGCCCCTCCAGAATCATGACCGTGTCGACCTTGCACCCGGGGCGCAAGGCACGCGCGACAGCGGAGATGGCGAACTTCGCGCCGACGGCCTGGAGGTATCGAGCATCCCCCTGTGCGCCGAAGTACGTCGCGAGCATCCCGTCGAGCCGTGGCGTTCCATCCCAGACGAGTCCCGCGAGGTAGTCGGCGACAGGGTCGTAGCTATTGGCCTTTGCCACGGCGAGGATTTGCTGTGCGACGACGTGCGCCTTCGGCATCAGCCCAAGCCGCCCGTACTTGCTGAGCTGAATCCAGTTGGCCACGAGGACGTCGAGCGTCTCAATGTCCACGTTGGGGCCGAGGGGGCCGCCATCCACCTCCAGCTTCTTCGTGACTTCATTGAAGCGGAAGACGCCGCGCCACTCGGGCGACTTGCCGAGCACGATGGCGACGTTCGCTTCGCAGTTTCGAATCTGCCGTCGGGTGTCCTTTGTGATGTCGAGGAAGAGTTCCTTCATCCACGCGTCGGGGTCGGGCGCGTCCTCCTCGAATCCCGGGCCGTCGCTCGACGCGGCCTCGGGAGCGCGACTGCCCAGGGCCTCCCAGATTGCCGTGTTGTCCGCCAGCCGTGCGGCATCCCGCGCCTTCCTACGCTCGCGGTGGCGCCGCAGCTTGAGGACGGCCTGTTCGCACAGGTGCTCTGTCTCTTCCCGCCAGTCCGTTGCCGCGAAGGACGCGCGGAACAGCTCGATGACGACGGCCTCGGGCGTGGACAGTGGCAGGACGAAGGCCGCGCACGACATCAGCGTGTTCAGCGTCGTGTCCTGCTCGCCGACGGGGGCCAGGGGCTCACCGGCAAGGGCGCGGCGGACGATGGCGAGGTGCTCGGGCTTGCGAATGCGACGCAGGAGGGCCCGCAGCTCGTACAGGTCGGCGGGTTCCTCGGTCTTCGGGGAAGGCACCGGGGCCGCCACCGTGGGAAGTCCAGCCCGGGACATGGCGAGCAGCGCGTCGACGTCGAGGGGCGCTCCGTCTCCACTTGCCGCGTAGGGCTCCGTAGCCATGGGCGCGTCGGGCAGGAAGTAGATGCGCGCCAAGTCCTTCGTGGCCGGGTCGGCGGGGAGTCCGAGCATCCGGATTGCGGCCTCGCGCACGGACGACCACTCGCGCGGGAGCACGGGCCGGGACAACGGCATCACCAGCCGCAGGCAGTAGTCGTCGGGTGGGCGATTGCTGTGCGTCGAGTGGACGGCGAAGGCGAGTCCATGGCGCTCGACGGCGTCGAGGCACGCGAGCTGCGCCGCCGTCAGGTGGTCGAGGTCGAAGACGGCCACCGTGACGGCGCGCACGTTCTCCGAGCGGCGTCGCTCGACGATGTCCACCGGGCTCCACGCGGGGCCATTCTTGCCGGGGCAGCCACGGACGCACGGCGACGTGGCGCACTGACTCCGACGGTGAGAGACGAGTTTCGCTGACAGTTCGGGCCACGACAGCTCAGCGGCTTGGGGGATGTTGTCCTGGGCGGACGCGTAGAAGGCGACCTTCAGCCGAAGGGCGCGCAGGCGCGTGGTGTCTGGCGTGTGGCTCATACCTGGGTAAATGAGTGCGGATTCTGTGAGTGGCTCAGCGAGGCGCGCGACGGAGGCAGGAGGCGTGTGGGGTACGTGCATGGCATCCGGTAAATGGGTGCGGATTTTCCGAATGGCCCACGGAGTCGTCAGCCGGGCGGATGCGGCAGGCAGTCGCGCCGCCCCTGGTAAATGAGTGCGGATTTCGCGAATGGCTCGGCTGTCGCGGCGGGGCGTCCGGCGTCATGCGGCACTGGAGCGCGTTCCCCCAAATCCTTAGCCTTCTCTATTACCTATCCTCCTTTCTACTACTCCATCTTTTCTAAAGAGAAGAAGGAGAGAGGATAGGAAGAGAGCTTGATTGATGACGGGGCGTTGATGCCTGAGTCGTTCGCGGAAGTCGCACGCATCTACTCGGGACATGCCGACTCGCCTTCGTCGCCACCTTTCGAGTTTGCGTGAGCCGCTGACGGAATCCACACGCATTTACCGGGGGCGCGGCAGTGGTGCCGCAGGGCCGGGTTCGAGTGGCCCACTCCGGGCGAGGCGTTCAATCACCGTGTCTGTGACTGTCTGTGAATCGAGCGTGGTCGGCATGCGGCATGCTCTTGTTGGGGCGATGTCTCACGCAGCAATTTGTCGCAAGGGTAGTGCGAAAAAGCATGTTTCACACAGTGCGTACGGCCTTCGAGCGGCCCGGCAATCCGAACTCGTATCCCGCATCCTGTCGGCCCGCGCGAGCGGCAACGCCGTGCTGGAACGACGGTTGTCCGCTGAGTTGCTCGACTCCGTGAGGCCCCTCATCCGGCGTATCGTCGGGGCCCTCTTGCCCATCGCGGGCTCGTTGTCGCCTGATGACCTCGCGCAAGTTGCCGCCATGGCGGTGCTTCGCGCGGTGTCCAAGTACGACGCCATGAGGGGGCGGCAGTCGTTCGGCCAAGTTGCCTACTTCCGGGCGCGGGCTGCCTGCGAGCAGTACGCGCGCTTGCACGGCACCGACGTTCACCTGAGCGACGGCGCGCACAAGCGTCGCACCGCGCGTTCAATCCATAGCAACGAAGGCAACGTCGTGCGCGTCCACCGCATGGACATACCGTCTCACTTCTCGGACGGTGCTTCCGCCGATGATTCGTGGGTCGACGAGTTGGAATCCGCACTCCGCGAAATGTCATGCCTGGAGCCCGACAGCGACACGCCCGAGGCGGAGCTGCTGGCGGCTGAGCGTCGAGCCCTCGCGTTGGAGGCCGTGCGTCGATTGGCCCCGCAGCAGCGAGAACTCGTCTCGCGCGTGTTCGGCCTCAACCGCCCGGCGCAGTCGGTGCGCTCCGTGGCCGAAGCATGGGGCGCGCCGAAGAGCCGCATTGACCGGATGCTCGCGCGTGCGCTGGCTGAGCTGCGCGAGCTGATGGCCAGCCTGGGGATGTAGCGTGCCCGTCGTCGTCTCGAACCGAATGGGCCGCTGTGCCGTGTGCTCTCTGCCCATCGAACGGGGCGAGTGCATCACCTACGAGCGTGCCGTCGGCGCTCGACACGCGGCTTGTGCGGACGTCGCGCCCACACGCCGGACGAACGTGTACCCGATGCCGTGCGAGCTGTGCGGCGTGCGCCTGTCGCGTGGACAGGGCGCGCTGACCGTCGACGAGCGGCAGGCGCCTGATGGGACGTGGCGCCGTAGCTGGCGCGCGACGTGTGTCGAAGCGCAGGCATGCGGCGCGCGGATTCGTGCCACGCAATGGTAATCACTGCCTGTGAAGCGGGGTTGCTGTCGGAGTGAAATGACCTGGGAGGGCCCCCCCGGCTCGGATTTTCTGTCTGCGACGAATTCCTGGCTTGCTCGGAGTGCCCACACGTTTGAAAAACTTCGATAAAAAACCGGGGCCGGTGCGTTTTGTTGGGCGCCCCCGATGAAAAAGTTCGAGAAACCGCACGCATTTACCGTGTGTGGCTAGACCGACAAAGCTGACCCCCGAGGTTCAAAGGCAAATCTGCGAGCACTTGCGCGCGGGCCTCTTCCGTCGAGCGGCGGCGGGCCTCGTGGGCGTCGACGAGCAGACCATCTCCCGCTGGTTTCACCGGGGCGCGAGTGAGGCGCGCGGGCTCTACCGCGAGTTCTTCGTCGCGGTGAACCGGGCCGAAGCGGAGTTCATGCAGGGGGCAACGGAGACTCTTCAGGCCGCCGCGACGACGAACCCGAAGCACGTCCAGTGGCTCTTGAGCCGCCGCTTCCCGGAGCTGTACGGCCGACGCGACAACGTCGAGGCGAAGAGCCCCGAGGACCAAGCCGCCGACACCGCCGCGCTGCGCGAGCTGCTGATTGACCGGCTGGGGAAGTTCCTCCCGGACGAGCTGCCCGCGTCGACGCCTGCCGAAGCCTCCCCGTCCGAGCAGCCCGAGGACAAGGGGGCGAGCGATGCGTAGCCTTCTGTCGAAGGGCGCATGGGGGAAGTTCGCCGAGGGGCTCGCGCCGCACGAGTCCCCCGCGTCCCGGATGGTCCAGACGGCCGGTTCCCGCGCTCAGCTCGCGAAGCTCTTCGGCGGGCTCGACGACAAGGAAGTCGAGCTGCTCGTTTACGACCTCGACTTCTGGGCTCGCCGCGAGCAGTCGCCCCCGGACAAGTTCTCGACGTGCTTCGTCATGGCCGGGCGCGGCTTCGGGAAGACGTGGTGCGGGGCCCGGTGGGTCATCAAAAAGGCGTGGCAGGCGAAGAGCGTCGGAGCCCTCATCGGCCCGACGGCGGCGGACGTGCGCGACACGATGATTCGCGGCGCGTCCGGCATCCTCGCCCTGTCGCCCCCCTGGTTTACCCCCAAGTACGAGCCCAGCAAGCGCCGGGTGACGTGGCCCAACGGCGTCTATGCCATCTGCTACTCGGCGGATAAGCCCGACCGGCTGCGTGGCCCGAATGCCGGATGGGGCTGGGGCGACGAGCCTGCGAGCTGGAAACACGACATGGCGGCGGTGGACCAACTGCCGCTCGTGTTGCGCATCGGCTCGCGAGAGGACCCGCCGCAGCTCCTCCTCACCGGGACGCCGCGCCCGCTGAAGAAGATTGAAGAGCTGCTCTTCGCGAACGCGGAGACGCAGGAACTCAAGCCGGGCGTGGTGCTTCGCACGGGCTCTTCGCTGAGCAACGCGGCGAACCTGGCTCCATCGGCCGTGGCGAACATGCGGGCCCTGGCGAACACCCGGTGGGGACAGCAAGAGGTTCTCGGCCGCCTGCTCTTCGACGTGCCCGGGGCCATCTTCGGCTCGGCGAAGTGGGGCCGTGTGGAGGCCGACCCGCACGAGTACGCGCAGCAGCTCGACCGGCGCATCGTCAGCGTGGACCCGAGCCCGACGAGCGAAACCGGCTCGGACGAAACGGGCATCATCGTCCAGGGGTGCAAGTCGAGCGTGCTCTTCGGGGCCGACGGGGTGCCGCTCAAGCGCGTTTCGGTGCTGGCGGACCTGTCGCGCCGAGCGAGCCCCCGTGAGTGGGCGACGACGGCCATCCGGGCCTATCTCGAATGGGGGTGTGACGCGCTCGTCGTCGAAGTGAACACGGGCGGGGAGATGGTGGAAACGCTCATCAGCACTGTCGCGGGCGAGATGGGCGTCAGCGTCAACGTGAAGCCGGTGCGGGCGACGAGCGCGAAGAGCAAGCGCGCCGAGCCGGTGTCCGCCCTGGCCGAAGCGGGCCGCGTCGAGTTCGTCGGGACGTTCCCGAAGCTCGAAGCGCAGCTCAGCAAGTTCACCGGCATCAACGGGCGCCGCGACGACAGGGCCGACGCCTTCTGTTGGGGCGTTCACGACCTTGTCTTCGTCGAACAGTTCTTCGCGGTGTGAGGTTCTCCATGGGGATGTTGGACAGGATGCGCGCCGCGTTTCGCGGGGGCAGCAAGCGCAAGGGAACGGGCCTGGAGCTGAGCCGCTGGGCTTCGGCCCCGCCACGCCGAGAGGTGCCCGCGCTGCTCGCGGCCTACGCCGAAATGCCGTGGCTCGGCACTATCGTCGACACGGTGGGCGACGCCTTCGCGGACGTGACGTGGCGGGCCTTCACGCGGCAGGACCCGTCGACGCGGAAGTCGCTCGTCGACGTGTCGCTGCGGCGCGCCTGTGGCGACGTGCGCCGGGAGCGGTTGAAGTCGCTCGTCGAGGTGGGGGGCGCGGTGGAGCTGCCCGACCACCCGTTGCTGCGACTGCTGGCAGACCCGAACGACTACATGACGGGCCGCGACTTCGCGAAGCTCTTCTGTCTGCACTACGACTTGACGGGCGAGTTCTTCGCCGTCGTCGAAGAGCTGGCGGGCGTGCCGGTGGGCCTGTGGCCGGTGCCGCCCGATTGCGTGCTCGCGCTGCCTGACTTGAGCAAGGGGAAGTCGGAACGGACATACACGGTGGCCGCTGGCGGGCGGACATTCCTCCTCCCTGCGGCGAGCGTGATTTACGTGAAGCGTCAGAATCCGGCTGACCCGCTCGGCCGTGGCATCGGCATCGCCTACTCGCTGGGCGACGAAGTCGATACCGACGAGCACGCGGCGCGCTTCACGAAGAACGCCTTCTTCAACAACATGCTCCCGGGGGCCGTCATCGCGATTGAGGGCTTCAACGAGGGGCAAGCCGGGCCTGCCAGGGCCTTCAAAGAGTCGCTCGCGCGTGAGTACGGGGGCCCCGCCAACGCAGGCCGGGTGATGATTACGAGCGGTCGGACGACGTTTGCCCGGCTCGACACGCCCTTCCGCGACATGCAGCTCGTCGACCTGCGCCGCTTCCTCATGGACTTCGTGCGGATGGTGTACCGGGTGCCGCCGGAGATTGTGGGCGACGTGACAAGCAGCAACAAGGCGACGAGCTACGCGGCGCGCGAGCACCTCGCCGAGCAGGCGACGAAGCCGCGCGCCGAAGTCTTCCTCGCGTCGATGCAGAAGCACCTGGCACCTCGCTTCGGAGACGACGTGCTTCTCTCCTACGACTCTCCCGTGCCTGCCGACCGCGAGCACCGGCTGCGGGTGATGGGGACGCTCCCGAGCGCCTTCACCTTCGACGAGTGGCGAGTCGAGGCGGGCTTCAAGCCGCACCCCGAGCGCCAGGGCTTCGTGGAGCTGCTTCCGGGGCAGAAGCCCAACGAGCCCGGAGAGACGCCGACGCCCGTCGAGGGCAGCTCGGCGGAAGCGCATGCCGAGGCGACGAAGGACGGCTGAGCCACTCGCAGAAGTCGCACGCATTTACCGGGTGCATGCTTGGAACCATTACACGCTCCCTGCGGCTGAGCGCCGTTCGAAAGGACGCGGCGACGTTGAGCGCCGTCGAGTCCATGGGCGGTCGGCGCGTCTACAAGTTCAAAGCGAGTGACGGCGACTTCGACCGCTACTCGGACCGGCTCAACGTGAAGGGCTGGCGGGTGGACGGCTACAACGCGAATGGCGTCGTCCTCTACAACCACGACGACGGGGCGAGCGCCGCGATGACGGGCGCCGAGCCGCAGTTGCCGATTGGCAAGGGGCGCGTCTACGTCGAAGGCGATGCCCTGATGGTCGACATCGAATTCGACGACGAAGACGAGTTCGCGAAGAAGGTCGAGCGCAAGGTTTCGAAGGGCATCCTGAATGCCGTCTCCGTCCGCTACCTCATGCTTCCTGGCCAGTACCGGCAGAACGAGCGCGGCGGCTACGACTGCGACGCGCAGGAACTTCTCGAAGTCTCCGTCGTGACGATTCCGGGGAACGCGCGGGCCGTGCGCTCGAAGTCCCTGGACGAAGGGGCCGACGACGTCGTCGCGCGGATTGCAACGCGCGTTGTCGAGCTGCTCGACGCACGGGCCGAAGCGAAGTCGACGGACGAAGAGGACGCCGAGCCCGAAGAGAAGTCGGCGAACGAAGAAGACGTCGAGGACGCGCGCAAGAGCGAACCCGACGAGGAAGAGCCGTCGCCTGCCGAGCCGTCGGAGGGCGACGAGGAAGAGGACGAGACGAAGGGATTCAACGCCGCCGACGCCGCGAAGAGCTTCGTCGAGGCATTCAAGGGCTACCTCCGAGGAGTGAAGGAATGACTCGCGAGCAAATCGCAGAAATGGTGAAGGCGCTGGGCCCCGAGGTCGCGCGAGAGCTGATGGACGCCGCCGCTCGAAGTGCCCCGGGCCGGGCTGAGCCGGGCAATGCGCCGCGCGTGACTGGCGTCTATGCGAGCGCGGAGAACTTCGGCGCCTTCGCGAAGAGCGTCATCGCGGCGGGCCGCCGCACCGGAGCTGCCGAACTGGTCGACGCGGCGAAGCGCTTCGGCAACGTCGACGTCCAGAAGGCCGTTCAGCTCAGCAAGTTCGACTCGGCCGGTGTGCTGGTGCCCATCCAGCAGAGCGGCGAAGTGATTGAGTTCCTGCGGCCCGACGCGGCGATGCTCAAGCTGGGCGTGCGCACGCAGACGTTCAAGGGCGAGCTGCACATGGGCAAGCAAACCGGGACGTCCGTCTTCAAGTGGGTCGGCGAAGGCGAGACGGTGCCGAAGAGCGCGCCGAAGTACGGGAAGATTGTCCTCAAGGCGCACAAGGGCATGGTGCTGACTGACATCAGCAACGACTTGCTGCGCACGCCGGGCGTGGGTGACGCGGGCGTCGGCGAGGACATCCGGGCGACGGTGGCCGATGGCCTGGACGACGCGGCCTTCAACGGGGACGGTACGGGCGCCGCGCCGAAGGGGCTCTTCGCTCAGCTCGACGCGGCGCACACCTTCGCTTCGACGGGGACGACGTCGGCCGCCTACTTGGCCGACATCGACAAGGCCGTCGAGCTGCCGCTGACGGCGCATGTCCGCATGGGCAACGCGGCGTGGGTCCTTCACCCGACGCGGGCGACGGCGCTGCTTCAGCTCCAGAATTCCGGCGTCTGGGTGTTCCGTCAGGAGATGCTGGATAGGGGGACGATTCGCGGCTTCCCCTTCGTGATGACGACCCGCGTCCCGGTGTCGCGCATCACCTTCTCGGCGGACTGGCGACAGTTCATCTACGGCATCGACGAAGACCTCATCCTGTCGGAACACGACGTCCGCGCCGAGTACGACGAGACGACCGTGCGCGCCATCGTGAAGGGCGACTTCAAGGTTCGCCAGCCGAAGGCGTTCAGCTCCATCACCTACACCTGAGAGGCTCCACCATGAACGCCAATTCCACCGACGCGGGCGTACTCGTCGGCATTCGCCCCGGGACTGTGCCCGCCGCTGTGAGCGCGGGGACGCGGAACAGTGCCGCAGTCGACCGCTTCAGCTTCGACTCGTGCGTGCTGACGGCCTCGACGGGGGCAGCCACGGGCGCCCCAACGGCGCTGTCGCTGGCCGCCAAGCTCCAGGAGAGCGCCGACGGCCAGACTGGCTGGGCGGACCTGCCCGATGCCGCAATCGTCCCCCTCACAGCCCCCAACGCGGTGGCCCGGGTCAACGTGCGCCTCCCTACCGCGCAGCGCTACCTCCGCGTCGTCGAGACGGTCGCCCTCACGGGCGGTACGTCCCCCACGCTCGGCGTGTCCAGCCTGATTGTCCTGTGCGGGCCGGACGAGATTCCGGCCACCTAGCGCCGCGCCACGACGCATTTCCCGGGCCGGGGCTCCCTTTCCCTGGGGCCCCGGCTTCGTCGTTCCTACGCCCTCCTGAGCCCCTTCCATGGCCCGCCCGACTGACCTCTGCCTTGCCGCCACCGTGGCCGCCGACCTGGGCGTGCCCTCCGACTCACACGTCGAGCGCTGCGTCACTGCCGCCAGCAGTGCAATCGCGAGGCTGTGCGGCCGGGCCTTCGAGCGGGCCACGGTGACGGAGTACCCGGACAGCTACGGCCGCCCCTACGTCCTCCTGAGCCGCCCGCCGCTCGTCGAAGTCCTCCAGGTGACGGAAGGGGGCGAGCTGCTCGATGCCACGGCCTACACCCTTGCCGGGGACCTCGCGGCGGGGGGACTCCTCTACCGCCTTGCTGGCCTCTGGCCCGTGACGGGGCGTGTCGGCGGGCTCGTCACGCTGACCGTCGAGATGCGGCAGGGGCGCCCCGATGCGCTGGCGGTGACGTACACGGGCGGCTACGTGACGCCTGGGCAAGTGGCCCTCGACGCGTCTCAGGGCCCCGTTACCCTGCCCGCCGAAGTCGAAGAGGCCGCCATCCTCGAAGCCTGCGCGCTCTACCGGGGCCGGGGGCGTGACTCCGATGTGTCCAGCGAGAGCCTCGGGGATTGGTCCGTGAGCTACCGGGAGCGGAGCGCGGGCCAGCGGCTTGCGAGCCCCCGCGCCGAGTTGCTCGTCGCGCCGCATGTGCTGTGGAGGGCGAGTTGATGAGCGGGCCCGCTTCCCTCTTCCGCCAGCGGGTGAGCTACGCCGAAGTCATTGGCCGGGACGCCTGGGGGACTCCTCTGCTGGGCCCCATCCATGAAGCTCCCGCGCGCATCCAGCCGAGTCGCAAGCTGATTCGCGACGCCAACGGCGCCGAGTTCGTCGCGTCCTTCGTCGTCTACACCGTGGCCCCCATCACCCTGCGTCACCGGCTTTGGTTCAAGGGCGACGACATCACCGATTTCAACCACGCCCGCCGCCCTGCCGCCGTTGACGAGCACGTCGACGGGGCGGGCGTCCTGCGCTACCGGAAGGTCTGGCTCTAATGGCCCGCGACACCGCTGCCGACCTCGCGACGATTCTCGCCGCTGGGGGCCTCGGGCTGAGCGCCGGGGCCAACCTGTTTCTCGGCCCGACGCTCGAAGACGACGACGCCACGGTGCCGGACGTTGCGTGCTTCGTGCTGCAAACCGGAGGGGACCCGCCGCAGAGCTACATCGGCGGGGGGCGCAAGACGTACCGGACCGTTACCTGTCAGGTCCGCGTGCGCTCCGCCCGTGAGAGCTTCCGGGAGGGACAGGCGCTCGCGCTCGCGGCCCTCGACGTGCTCCACCTCGCGAATGCCGAGCCCTACGTGCTGATTGAGGTGGACGAAGCCAGTCCCAACTACATCGGCACCGACGGGAGCGACCGCCACTGGTGGACCTTCACCGTGAATGCCTCCTTCATTCACCCGGGCGCGTGAGCCACTCGCGAAAGTCACACGCATTTACCGGGAGCGATGCCACTCAAGGTTGCTCTTGATTTCAGGCTGCTCGACAAGCTGCGGAAGGTAGAGCGGCCCGTACTCGCCGACCTGGCGCCTTTGACTCGCGAACACGCGTCGACGGTGCTCCAGGCGAGCCGCGCCCTGGTGCCCGTGGGCGCTCGGGACACGGACGGCAAGCCGCCGCTCAGCACGTCCGGGTTCATCGACGGCCCGGAGCGGAACGACGCGAAGGCGAGCGTCACCGCGACGGCTGGGTATGCCCACGAAGCCGCAGGCGCCATCCACGAAGGGTTTCACTGGGGCGAGCAACGTTTCGCCACGCCTGTCCACTTCCTGCGCAAACCAGCCCGACGGGGGCGCGCGAAGTTCCGCAAGGCGGTTGCCGCTCAGATTCTTGCCACGCTTTCGCGACTCTTTCCGAGTCGATAGGGAAACTACGAATGGCAACCCCTGTTGCTGCTCACCTCGACAGTGTTTCGGTGCGCTCGGACGCGAACGCCGCGCAGTCCGCTGACCGCGTCGACGGCCTGACGGATGCGTCGCTCAGTGAGACGGGCGACTTCGTCGAGACGAATTACCTCGGCGGCTCGGGCTACAAGTCCCGCGTCCAGACGTTGAAGGACACCAGCGCTGACCTGTCGGGACACTTCATGGAGGGAGACGCGCCGCAGGCGGTGCTGCGCGACGCACGCGATGACGGCAGCACCGTCTACGTGACGTTCATCTTCGACCCCAGCGCCTCCGCTGGCTCCAAGGGCAAGCGCATTCCCATGGTCGTCAACAGCTACGACGAGAAGCTGACCCCGGGCGGCGTCGTCGAGTTCACCTGCAAGCTCTTGGGCAATGGCGCCCCGGTGGCCGTCTGATGTCCGCTATCGCTGCACATGTCGGCTCCCTGTCTGTCGCGGGCGAGCCCGAAGAGTTCCTCGAAGCCGAAGCCGTGCCCGCGCCCGACTTCACGGGGACCGAGTTTCGAATCGCGGACCCCGAGCTTCGCCGACTCAATCCCGGAGCATCCGTGTTCGTCGAGGTTTCCCCCAGCGGGGACGCCGACGCCTGGGCGCCTGCCGAAGCTTTCGTCGACCCACTCTTTGGCGACGTCCACCTCGCCAGCGCTCCGGGCCCGTCCGCCCTCGTGCGCGTCTCGGGCTACTCGCTGCCCGTCCAGCCGGTTGCGCTGGTGCGCTCCGTCTCCCTCACGGTGACGAACGATGCCGTCGAGCTGCAAGTCATGGGGGACGGCTACAAGCGGCGTTCGGTGTCGCTCCGGGACTTCTCGGGGGAGCTGACGGGGCTGGCGCTGACGGAGCGTGTGGCCGAAGCGCTGGCTGATGGGGCGCCGCTGCTCATCGAGGTTGATAAGGCCGCTGGAGCTCAAGTCTTCCGCGCGTGGGTCAAGGTGCCCGAGCTGTCTCACAAGCTGACGCCTGGGGCCCTGTACGAGCACACCGTGAAGTTCCTCGGCTTCGCCTTCCAGGCGGATGACGGTGCCGTCTTTGCCTGGGGCTACGGCACGCCCTGAGCCACCCACTTTTCACACCCAAAGGAGAGTCCATGTCGAACAAGCACAAGCTGCTTGCGAAGAATCGTCGCGTCCTGAAGTCGGTGGAGGTGGACGGCGTCAAGGTGAACATCATCAAGCCGACGATGGGCGACCGGCTGCGGCTGATTGAGCAGGCCCGCGAGGCTGGGGAGATGACGGAGAAGAACGAGCCGACGGGGGACAGGGCCGGGGCGCGGATGCTGGGGCGCATTGCCGTCTGCGTGCTTCACGACGCGGAGACGGGCCGCCCGATGTTCTCCGTCAACGACATCGACGAGCTGCTCGACGAGTCGTGGCTTGAAGACCTCGCCACGGACCTGACGGACGTCTTCAACGTGAGCGAAGAGAAGATGCGGGGAAAATAGACAGCGACCCCGAAGCGAGCCTGCTCTACGGGGTCGCCTCTCTCCTGAAATTGCCGCCCGACGCAGTCCGTGAAATGCCTTACGAGGATGTCGTCGGGCTCGTCGCCTATGTGCGAAGAGAGGCTGACGAACTCGAAAGGCGCTCTTCCAACCAACAGGCTCCAGGCACGTCGTCGCCGGGCCAGCAGTCCATTCGGCGTTTGCGCAAGAGGTGATTCGTCATGGCTGGCGGCGGTTTGAAAGTTGGCGACTTGTATGTCGTCGTGACAGCCGCCGTTGGCGAATTCTCGAAGTCCATGCGGCGCGTTGTCGCGGACGTCGCTCAGACTGCCGACAAAGTCGAGAAGCTCGGGAAGAAGATTGGCGCAATCGGCGGGCTGTTCAGCGTGGGCCTGTATGGCGCGCTTGCCGCCGTGGCCGTTTTCGATAGCGGCGTCACCGAGCGCTTGGACAGAATCAAGCTCATCTTCACCAATGTCTTCGCTGAAATCGGCGAAGCCATCCTTCCGCACATTGAGCGACTCTCCGACGCCTTGGAACGTGCGCTCGGGTGGTTCCAACGGCTTGACCCGTCGGTGAAGCAGTCCGTCGGAACCATGCTGGTGTGGGGGACTGCGGCGGCGCTCGCGGGTGGTGCGCTGGGGAAGGCCGCTGGCGTCGTCAAGAGTACAGCCGAAATTGTGGGTACGGTTGTCGTCCCGGCGCTGGACGGTGCGGGAAAGGCCGTCGTGCGCTTCTCCGCCTTCGTTGGGAGAGAGACGCCCGCAGTCGAAGGCAACCTGAAGAAAGTCGCGAAGGGCGCTGAGCAGGTCGACGCGGGCTTTGCTGCGGCCTTCCGAAATGCCGCCGCTCGCATCCTCGTGGTGGCGGCGCCCCTGGCCGCTGTCGCGCTCGCGGTTGCTGGCGTCGTCATGCTGGCGGGCACGCTTTACAAGGCGTGGAACGACGCGAGCACCGGCATGCGCGACGCCTTCGTGTCGGCCTGGAGGGGCGTCACCGAGGTTACTGGGCGCGCGGTGGCCTTCTTCCGGGAACTCTTCACGGGGCTTGGGGCAATTGTCGGGACGTGGGCGCGCGGGCAGCTCGAAACGTTCGCCTTCGTCGTGCGCAACCTGGCTCGCATGGCGGCGCCGCTGGCCCGCGCGCTCAACCTCGACGGTGTCGCGGCCTCGCTCGAAGGGTTGAAGAACCTGAACGGCGACGCGCTGCTCGGCGGGCTGAAGGGCTTCGCCGACAGCGCACTCGGCAAGTTGAAGGACGGCTTCGATTCCGTTTGGGCGGACGTCTCCTATGGCGCGGGCTACGCCTTCGATGGCGTGAAGCAGCTCGGCGGTGACGCTGCCGCGTTCCTCCGTGAGAAGTTCGGCGGCGTCTTCGACGACATGCTCGGCGGGCCGAAGGGCAAGCTGCGCAAGCCGTCCGCTGGGCCGGAAATCGAAGCGGGCCGCGTCAAAATCGGGAGTTTCAACGCGAAGGAGTTCCTGACGAGCGTCGGCAACGTCGCGGCCGTCATCGAGCAAGTCGCCCGGAAGAAGGCAAAGGAACTCGCGGATGCATTGGCCAGGGCCGTCGACGAAGCGAAGCGAACCCTCACGAGCCGATTCACGCAGGCCCTTGGAGGGCTCTACGAGCTGTTCGAACGCTTCGAGCAAGGGATGCTCGTGGGCGGCGTGTGGGGCGGCGTCATCGCCGTTGTTGCCGAGCTGCTCGCGCAAAGCTCGACGTTCGCCACGTTGATTCAGATGACGGCGGGCTTCATCCAGTTCGTTGCCGATGCCGTCGGACGCGTGCTGGCCCCGGTGCTCCCGCTCCTCGCGTCCGCCTTCAACATGGTGGCGCCGCTGCTCGACGCACTCGTGCCGGTGCTCGAAATGCTGCTCGCGCCGCTCCAGGCGATTGCCCCGGTGCTGGAGGTGCTCGGAACGCTCTTCCAGGGCCTCGCCCCGCTCATCACCGTCTTGGGACAGATTCTCGTCGCACTGACGCAGCCGCTCGCGCTGCTCGCAGGCCCCATCATGAAGGCGTTCTTCGCCGTCGTTCGAATCGTGGCGATGGGAATCCTCTACGTGGTGAAGGGTGTCGGAACGGTGTGGAACGGCATCATCAGCTTCATTGCCGGCGTCTTCCGCGCGCTCAGCAAGATTCCGCTTGTCGGTGGTGCCTTCGAGAAGATGGCGCGGGGGCTCGACAGCATGAAAGTCCCCATGGACCAAGTCGACGGTGCGTTGAACACGCTGCGCGATACGACTTACGAGTCGGCCGCCGCGAATTCAGCCGCCGCTGTCGCTCAGTGGGAAAACGCCAACGCCACGAAGAAGGCGACCGAGGCACTCACAAACGTTCCTTCCGGGTTCAAGGTGGCCCTCGCTCGCTTCAACGCACAGGACCCGGTTTCTGGGCAGTCGCAGAGTCTTCACGGCGCTTCGCCTGTCACGCCGAGCCCCGTTGTCCCTGTGAGTGGCGGCAACGTCACCGTTGGGCAGATTGTGATTCAGGCCGCGAATGACCCGGCCGAGACAGCCCGGCAGGTCTACATCGAGATGAAGCGCGAGGCGGGCCGACGTCGCGGCAACGGCGAATGGCTGAATGGGAGATATTGAGATGCCCTTCCTGAGCTTGAATGGCATCACCGTGCCCGTTGTCGAGGGACGGCGTAGGCAGGTGAGCATCGGCGTCGACTCGCGCTCGTTCAGCGGCGTCTACCGGCTCGGGCGCCGGGCGACGCGCCAGGAGTGGGAGTTTAAGACGGGGCCGCTGTCTTCCGCCGAGGCGCTGGCCTTTCGTGGGCTGATTGCCGGGGACGGCCATGCACTCGCGTTCGACGGCGACACCTTCACGAGCCGGGGCCTTGCCGCATCCATGGCGACGGGGAGCATCTTCCAAGGTGCCCGCTTCGGTAGCGGCTTTGAACTTCCCATCGGTGTGTCGTGCTCCTGGTCGATGCAGCTCAAGCTCCCCTGGACGACGCTGCACCACCTCTTCGACGCGGCAGGGGGCGTCTGGCTCCAGGTCATCAACCGGAGCGATGGAGCGCGTTGGATTGAGGGGACGCCTGCGCCGAGCACGGGCGGGCTGCGCGTCTCCGGTGGCTCACTCGCACTGACGGGCGCAGTCAACTCGCGGCGCTTCGACGACGTCGTCGCCCTGCCGTTCATCGTCCCGGACTCGTGGATTCCGGAAGTGGCGGCGTGGCACTCGAATCGCGCCTGGAGCGCGCTGCCGCACCTGACGGCGGGCGGGGCCTTCTCCGTCGGCGAGACGAAGGTGCTTGGCGAAGTGCGGGACGGCGAGTTCGTCGAATTCATCCACCAGGGCGCCCGCGTCGTCGGCGAGCGGCTCGAATTCACGTTGCGAGAGGTTTAGGAATCCATGCGCAGCATGTCGTCTCAGGGGATGGCGGCGCTCACGAGTGCGGCCGGGCACGCTTCCCATGTCCGGGTGAAGGTGCTCGACGACGCGGGGACGTGGCGGAATCTGAGCCAGCTTGAAGGGCGAGACTTCCTCGATGCCGTCGAGGTGGACGAGGACGTTGACCACCCCGTGTCGGCCGCGACGGTGACACTCAAGCGGCAGATTGAACTCTTCAGCGTGGCCCCGCTTCGGGCCGACTCGAAGCTGAATGCCGCAAGCGGGCAGCTCATCCGGCCGGGGCGCGAGTTCACCGTCGAGGCGGCGGTTTCGCCCATCGGCATGTCGCCCAGCGAGAGCGAGTGGCACACGCTTTTTCACGGGGACATCGACGAAGTCGACTTCGCAGGCGAACAGCTCGTCTTCCGTGGACGTGACTTGGGCGGACGGCTCCAGGACACCTTCATCGAGGTTGAGCGGGCCTACGGGGAGGACGCCCAAGGCGTTGCCGTCGAAGCGGTGATGCAGTCCATCCTGACGGACAACGGGACGGGCGTGGTGCTCCATACCCCGGTGTCTCCTGGGTGGAGGCTTCGTCAGTACGCGCAGAAGAAGGCGAGCGTCCTCGACGCCATTCGCGAGTTGGCTCAGCAGATTGGCTGGGAGGCGCGCTATCGCTGGCGCGAGTCGAGCGGGACATTCGCCCTGACCTTCACCGAGCCCAACCGCACGAATCCGCCGCTCGCGTGGACCTTCGGCCCGGACGACTACCGCGACGTCGCGAAGCTCGCCGTCAGTAGGACGGACGTCCGGAACAAGGTGGAGGTCGTCTATGCGGACGCGGGGGACTTGGACGTCACCGGGCAGGCCAAGACGAAGAGCGTCGTCGTCGAGGATGCCGCGAGTCAGGCCGCCTACGGCGTGCGCTACATGCAGATTGCCGAGGGCGCTTCGAGCAACATCAACAGCGAGGTTGAGGCGCGGAGGATGGCGGACGCGGCCCTGTCCGACTTGTGCGAGCCGCTCGCCGAGCAGGAAATCGACCTCGACTTCTTCCTGCCGGTGGAGCTGGGCGACCTCTTTCGGTTCCTCCCCAACGGCGTTCACTACTCGGACGCGCAGAACCTGGCAGTCACGGGGTTTCGACACGTCTTCACCTCGGAAGGCGACGCACGCACCACGCTTACAACGCGCGGGAAGCCCTCCTTTGGCGTCTCCATGTGGCTGGAGATGGACACGCGTCCCGGGCTGGGCGAGCCCGCGCACATGTCCCCGCCACTCGACCCGCTCAACATCAACGTGACGGCCGTCGTGAATGGCTTCTCGCTGTCGCTCACCCCTGCTTCGAGTGGCCCGGCTGCGTCCGGGTACGAGCTGCACGTTTCGACGTCCAGCGGCTTCACGCCGAGCAGCTCCACCCTGCGGGGGACGTTCGACACGACGGCTTTCGGCGTGGCCGACCTGATGCCGGGGACGACGTACTTCGTGCGCGTGGTGCCTCGGGATAGCTTCGGCAACCGGGGGAACGCGTCGCCTCAATTCGCTGTCACTCCGAAGCAGCTCGAAGGCGCGTCACTGAGCGAATCCGCGGTCGGCTTCCAGCACTTGCTGTACCC